ATGCCAGGATGAAGACTTGGAGCGCTTCCGTAAGCAATACGGTAAAGAAATTCTGTATAAAGCGCAAAACATAATGTAACTTATAAAAAAACATTTTGTTTATGAATTACATTTATTAACTCAAAACAAATTGTGCTTTTATCCTACTTTCATTTACTTATTTTTATCCCAATATACAATGTTTCTTTTTCTGTACGCAAACCGTTTGGAAAATCTACATCAGGTATAAGAGCCGTAATTTGCATCTTAATATTTCCAGATCCTATTTCTTCACTATTAATACAAGCTATATAATTGTCCTGATTAACCATTATCATATCCTTTTTTTTAAATTCTACGAAACGATCTGTATACACATAAAACCTACAAGTAAAGTCGTAATCACTCATGTGCAACCCGTCTATCGGTTCCACATGGACGTTAATCTTAAATTCCGTTCCTAAGCTGCTCATAACATTATAATTTATTGTTCAACCATTTCACTGCAAGATATACCAGCCATGCTGCAACAGCCCAGAACAGCAGGCAACAGCCCCACCCAAGACCGCCTATCCAAATGGGAAAATCTATCATAAGGCTGCTATGGCTTCTTCATAAACTGAATAATCAAAGGCATCTTTTCTTGCCCATCCTGCAGTATAGCACCCTTGGATGTATGCCATCGTATAGGTATAGAACTCCGCAAGCTCGTCAAGCGTGGTGAACGTGTGATAGACCGGCTCATCGTCCGTGCCAAACTTGAACTGTACCGGAAGGACGGATTTAGGCCTTCCGGTAGACACAGGCATTTCAAAGCTCTCACCGTCCACACCCGTAACTGTCTGCACGATGTAATCTTTCCCCGCCTTGTCCGGATTAGCCGCATCCCATGCCTGAACCTGCGGCTCGGTCATAGCGGCAAGGTCAAACACAGACTTATAATTAAACTGGTTCTCCATTGACAGCCATACGGGGATATCGTTCCACCGGCATCCTTGCAGAATGGAACCGTCCACCTGTTTGTTATGCCAAGCGGTTATCATTTCTTTCACCTCGTCAAGCTGCGGAATGTGGTACAACACTTCTTCCTCGTAGCTGTAGTTTCCTGTCTCGTTGCCTTCTTCATCCCTTTCAGGCACAAAGTCCCAGCGTACCGCCCATTCTCCATCGGGAAGGGCTTCCACAAGGCTCAATATCTTATCACTCTTTTTTCTCATAATAGTATGATTTTCATTATTACCATTCCGGAGACAATTCCCACTGAGAATACCGCTATGGAAACCTCTGCCATCTGCTCTATTGTGAATTTCATTTTCATCCTCATAACACTGTTATTCTTGCATATCCGTTACCACTGTGCCCGGTCTCATTACCTCCGCTTGGAGAAGGGAAAGAAGTAGAACCATCTTTCGTGCTTCCACTGTCAAGCTGCAAACCCGTGTATCCAGAAGGCCGATATCCTGCATTGGCTGCTATATTCACGAAACCAGAACCACCGCCTGAGCTATTAATCTGGCTCGTCGATGAATCGGAAGATGAAGAACCGCCACCGTACCAACCGCCACCGCCTGCACCACTGGCATACCGATAATTGGTAGTGGACTGGTTTTTACCAAAACCAAACTCACCTCCGCCGCCATTCTGCGTTCCGGGACTTGTGCCGCGACCGGAAGTTCCGCCACCCTGTTGGGAGGAGGTAGAGGAGCCGGAAGAGGTGTCGGTGGAAGTTTCTCCTTGTTCATTATGATATATATATCCGGATGATAACTGTGGAGGAACGCCTACAGGACCTGTGAAAAATATATTCAAATAATATTTGCCAGTAGGACATGTGGCAGTTGTACCATGGATTTGAACTATACCTACATTTGCACTCATCTTATCCATATCTTCGGCAAATTTAAAAAAGAGAGTATATCCGCTTGGAACTATCCCACTGTAATAGTAAGTTGTGCCTGGCGAAACAGATATACCCTTTACATAAGAATGATATATATCCACTGAGCTATAAGGCGTTGTCGGCACTTGTGCATCATTAACGCGTATTATTTCAGTATTGGTAACTTCTGTATATCTCGCACTACCACCGGCACCACCACCGGCAACAATAAACCGTGACAGTAAAGAAGCTGATGTACGGTTAGTACGTCCTCCAGAATACGACATTCCCGAAGTTACTAAAGCGATATCCGTAGCTCCACCGCCACAAGCAGGATAACTTATGCCATAAGTATTACTACTATTGTATGATGAACGTCCGACACTTCCACCGCCACCATTCCAGCCGCCATTGACAAGAGATGTTGAACTGCCATTGCCGCCTTTTCCTCCGACAAAGATGTATAGTGTGGTGACTTCGGTCAGCGTTATCTCACCTTCTGAATAACCGCCTTTAGAGCCGGTTCCAGAATATGAGTAGCTATTTCCACCCTGTGCGCCCCAACATTGTAGCTTATATCTTCCCGGTGGAAGAGTGACTTCTTGAACGGTTCCGGTGTAGCTGTAATCGAATACCGTACCAGACGGATATGTCTTACCTTTCTGTTTGACAAGCAGGTCCACTGCTTTTTGAGGACTTCCTTTTGTAGTAGCGATGGAAACGTATTGTTGTCGATCACTGAACGATTCATTCGCATCACTTTTCACAGAGATAGGCGCATTGCCTATCCCCGTGTAAGTGAGCGTGATGTAACCACCGCCCGATTCCCATGCAACCGTCTTTGTAGCCATTACGATACTGTCCAGCTTGTGTTAGAAGCAACATTGACAGAAACAGCAGTACCATCCTGCGGTATGGTAATCTCATTAGGACTGACAGACAAGGTAGCATCTCCGGCAGCTTGCTTGATGGTAATCTGGACAGATTGCCCCCCGTTAGCAGTAACCTTCAACACTCTTTCCATTTCCTCCACTGTTTCGTTTTCCGGTATGGAAAGTTCAAGACTGAATGAAAATTCGCTTGACGCTCCCGGATCTCCCTCAATCATTGCAGCATTATCCGTGGACATGCCGTTGGCTTGATACTGTGCTGGGAGTATCACTTCGTGGCTGTCTCCCACAAAAGCGAAAGTCAGCTTGCTTGAATTGGATTTGCCCTCAATAGTCAGCGTACCTCCTCCTTTCGGTGCAGCCATTTCCACACCGTTGTTGAAGCTGGCAAATTCAGCTTTCGGTTCCTGTGTTACTTTGTAGGTTGCCGGGGTAGTTACACCACTTCCGGTCACTGTGACTACCCCGGTACGCGCCACACGCCCGGTATGTGCGGTTGCACTGTTGCTTACAGTACCGTTTCCACTGCCCGATGTCGGGCTTACATTTAACCAATTAGGTTTAGCCATAATACTTTAAATTTAAATTATCATTAACTTATATGCCATTCTACATTTGAAATGATGCATACCTCTTCTGTATAATTATTGGCTTCCATAAGGAAGATATATTTTGGTTCGACTTTAAGTATTCTTGCGGCATTGACCAAGCATACCAGCCCGCAAGAGACTTTTAAACCTCCTCCGACCCGTTCGGAAGATACCTGCAAGCCTTCGCCGATTCTTCGCGTATGTACATTCAGACATCCCATTGTTTTCAATTATTAATCTAAGATTACACCATCCAAAGTGGTCCAAAAAGAGCCATTCCATAATTTCTGCTTTTTCAATGCCGGATCATAAAGAACCTGCCCCTCCTTATAAGACCCTTGAATATTGGCAGATATATATTCACTTACATTACAACCAAAAGGAAGTATTCGTGTATCCGCAAGAACAATAGTACCGTTGATTATTTTACCACCCTGAAAATCAAGAGTACATCCTAATGGAATATTAAGAGTTTCGTTGCCTAAATCAATATCTTTAGTCATCTTATAGGTAACATTAGACTTATCAAAATTTTTTTGAACCGAAGAGAATGTCTCTGGATATACTATCGCTACTTTTGAGACTAAGGTACCATCAGGATTAATCCATACCCCATCTCTATATGAGATAATGTTGCCTCTATAAGTAATAATCATTCCATTATAAGGAGTTATAAACTGTGGAATAGATAATGTATTTGATGTAATATCTCCTCTCACCTTAATATCAAAATCCAAATCAGGTATAGCAACCTGTTTGCCGTTAATACTGTTTTGGGTTATTTCCGCTTGAGTCCTTAAATACAGAGCCGGAACAAAATTACTTGGTCCTTCTACCGCTTGCTTTATATAAATATTTAAGTTATCCCCTACAATTTCTGTGGCAAATTGAGGTAACAAGTAAATGATATTATTATCCAAATCAAATGGTTCCTTTACTATAGTCGGAAATCTTTTTATATAATTATCTTCTGAATCAGGATTTAATGAAAACTCAGTTTCTGTATTAAATAGAAAGCTATTAGTAACATATTTATTGGATGTTACTATTTTTACCAAACCTCTTTTAAAAGGAATAGTAAAACAATAACTATTTATAGTCAAAACATTTACTTTTGAATCGGACTCAAAATAAGTAGTGTACCAATTATTGTTTAATCCTTCTATATATGTCCAATTGTTAGGAATATACGACTTTATGTCTTTGCTGAATTTATTATAAGATAACTTTACCACAATATTATTATCCACAACAGAAAAGGCTTTATCGAAATAGCTTCCCAAAAATGAGTTATTTGCTATTATATAATCATAATTTATAGATTCATTGACTACGGTAGATTTATCCAAAAACTTTAATATATAATCAACATACTTAGACGGCTGAAAAACATTATTAGCAATTTCTACTGTATTTCCTGTTAAATTTTTCAATTGAATCTCTGAAGAATTATTCAGTACAACAGTATTACCTATAAAATTCCCCATACCAAGTGGAAGTGGAAAAGAAGAATTTGTTTCTATCTTATTGTTAAAAAAATCAATCTTACATTGAGAAACTCCTATATATAACCCTCTTAATTTAAAGGTATCTTTAAAAGAACAGTCAGAAATAACAATATCCTGATAAGATTTTCCTTCTCCTCCTTCAAAACTAATGGCAAAACCGGACCACGAGCCTTCTTCCATATCAAAAGAACATCTATTAATAAAAGTTTTTTTAACACTTCCATTAAAATATAATTCATTCTTAAAGTGAGAATTACTAATTGATAGACCATCTACATTACCCCAAATGCAGCAATAAGAGCTTTTACCCGTTGCTTGAAAATTTGAGATTGATATATCCTTCCCCCCTTGTATCAAAAGACCTTTATCTGATATAATATTGTTAAATGTAAAATTTTTAGTTAAATCGTTGTTTCTTGGCTTCAGGATCATGCCGGAGGCTTTGTTATTAAACAACTTACAATTTTCAATAGTAATATCTCTTACAACTTCAGTATCAAACCAAGGTTCTATATCAATACCAGCTCCCGGAGCTGTATATTTATAACTTCCTGTATCTGAAAATTCTGAGTTTCTAATGGTTAATCCAATAACGCCCTCGACAGATATTCCTTGCCTTCTATTATTCAGACACCTTACATTATCAAGTAGCACATTTTGACAGTGACCGGTTGTTGTTCCATTTTCGTAGTCAGAATAGGATGCTTGGATGTCAATGCCATCTCCCCAGAACTCACAGATTTCAATATTCTTAATTGTTAAATTTCTTGCTCCTATAGGATATATACCGTGCCCCCATTCCCCTGAAGTACCTGTATGAGTTTTTACATCTCCTATAATTTTCCCACCGTCTATTGTAATATTCTCCACGTCCTCCAAGTGGAAAATTGCTGTCTTATCATAGGAATTAGCAATAGACTTGATAGTAGCAGCATTATGAATATATACATTTGAAGGGATGCTAATCCCCTTAGAATTAAGGTAATTTCCATCCTCATCAGTAGAATAGTTTGACGTATAAAATATACCATTTTCTATATATATATCAGTCATGATATCTGATGTAGCCAACTTCATCATATTTCTAAAGTTAGCGATATTATCCGCACCTTCTATTTGTGAAAGATTAAACCACTTACTATAAACTTTTTGAACATTCCAACTTCCTTCAATTATGATATCAGTAAAAATTAAACACTCTGGAGATATAATAGTAGTAGTAGAACCTATTAAAGAACCATTCCTTATACATCCTCCCTGGAAGTCTAGTATACACCCCTCAGGAATGGTTATTGCCTCACCGTTCAGATCATAGTCATATTGAACAATAAACCTTGTGTTCGCCATTCCGTCAACCATCGCCTGTGTCAGTATGTTCTTGCTTCCACTGATATTCTTGCGCAGGTAAACACGCCCAAGGCCGCTGAATGCGCTTGCATTATATGCTTTGTCTGCGAGCTTCAGCACCTTTCCACCCTCAGCCAGCTCTTCGGAAATCAAATCTTCATCATCCGGATTGTTTACTATATCACCGGTATACTCGTTGTGAACCTCAGTCACATACTGTTCGGTTACGTGCTTCTCGGTCACTTCCATACCGTAACCGCCTCCTGTCTGCCCGGTGGCTGTCCATTCTCCCTCAGTATCGCAACGGTATATCTCTCCGGGAATGGCATTGCCGACAATCGCCCAATCACCGACAGAAGGAGATGGAATAGCCTGTTTGAGCAAAGCTTCGGATGCGTACAGCTTACTGTTGTAGGCTGCATACTTCAACTTATCCACTTCCGTGCCGACCTTGGAAAAGTTCTCGTTCAAACGTGAGGCAGAGCTGCCCCAATTGCCTGTATTTTTAATTGTATTCAGATCCATTATACATTTATTTTACAAGTTAGCTGTAAATTTACGGCCAGCATACCAATGATATTCTTCACCCTCCTTGATGGATTCGATGGTATCCTCTGATATTCCCGTATCCTCGTCTCTCATGATATATATGGACTGCACTATATCATAAGTTTTGGTGTCAGGATTGTATAGCTTTATGCCACCGTCCGCAAGGCAGCTTACGCTATAGACATCCGCAAGACGACTGATAAGCAAAACTCTCATGTCCAGTACCATGTCGGGAGTTTCCGAAGCCGAAGGAAGATTGATTGTCCTATTATCCGTAAATATTTTTGTAATATCAAGATAGGTTCCACCGTGAAAATCGATATCGTATTGCCCGGAAATACCCTGTTCATCCATCTCTTTTTTAATATTCCTCCATACGGTGATGGACCGGCTCTTCTGGAACATGCGGCCAAAAGAATCCCAATAGATCGTTCCGTCTGCCAACTGACCGCTTCCATCCTCATTCAACAGTATCTTTCCGTCAGCGATTTCCACCGTTCCTTTGAACATCCCGCCAAGCGCGTACACATATCCACGAAGGATGACATCGTTAAGAATAGCCCTTCCTCCGTGGGTAATGACCGCATTAGCCATTGTCTTAAGCTCTTCCTCCGTAGGCTGATACTTCGGATTATTCTTATACTTCATGACGGTGCGGATGGCCTGTTCGAATGTGCCGCCTCCCCATGTGTATACGTCATCTTCATCATTGTATATGCCGCTTATACCTGCTGTCACACGTTTCATCTTACCATCCTGATAGTTGCCAAGCTGGATCATGTTTGACAGTATCAGACCGCCGATAATGTCCACACTTCCGTTTTTCAGCACATCATAGATGTAACTGAGCGATTGAAACTCCGCCATGCTCTTGTCATTGTCAAGAGGTGAAGGCTTCCAGTCCGTTGCTATCGTTCCTCTCTCTAACTGAACGTCACAAACGGTTGCGGTGCCAGACAGCATGAATATACCTGCGCCTGAGAAGGTGAAGCTGTGCTTGTATCTCTTATATTCGGATGTGAGAGGCTGAGCCACGCTGAAATCACCGCACGAAACAGCAACAGATTCACCCTTTGCTTGATACGATATGACATATAATTCCTGATTAATGAGTGCAACGGATTGGGAAAGGCTACCTATTACAGCCGATCGACCGGAAACAGCCGTGGCATCTTCCTGAACCGTAGCCATGCCCGTCCAAAACTCCAATGCCTTGCTGTACATTTCCGTGTCCGGTGTAAGTTCCGTGTCGGGAACAAGGTCCTCTGTCTCATAGTCACCCGTGAATCCACTGTTGCGCAGCAGGTTTACCGTGCCCATCTGTTGAGCTTGCTGTATGAAGTCGGGAAGGTCGGAAAGATTACCGGCACCGGTACTACCTTTCTCAATATGAACGACACCGCTCAATTTGTTGTCACCCGGTTTAAGTTGCGTTTCCGGTTCTGGCAGGTGGAAGGAGTTTATACCTACATACTGGCGGTAATAGGGTGCTCCCTCACCCGCACCGGCATCAATGACCGCAACCTGACGAGACGGGTCATCCGTACCACGATAGCCAAGTTGCACGATGTCGTCAAAGGCTTTCGGAGCATCAGAGGCCAATGCGCACACAGCTTTGGAAAGGTCGATGTAATCAGGTCCCACTGCAGTGACAAGTCTCCAGAAGAAGTGGTTGCCAACTGTCCCGTCAGCCTGACGCTCCAGATTGAACGTCTGAACGTATGCCTGATCGTTTACCTTGAACTGGTTATATATCACCTGACCGTCGCCGTCGGAAGTATTCATATAACAACGGTATACGTCATCCAGTTCCTCCACACGGACGCACTTCATCGAAGCCGATGTCTTGAGTTCAGAGCCTCCGATGTGGAATACCTTCTGTATCTCCACCTCTTTGGCCGTAAACCTCATGCGGACATCCAGATAGTCAGTCTCGATATGCCAGTTGCCGGCATCATCTTTGTAGATGCCTACACCCGTGCTGCCCTGAGACCAGTCACCGGTAATCAGTCCCTGAAGGAAAGTGATAACATATTCTACCGTGTCAGGAGCATTTTTTCGCAGGAACATCTCAAGACTTCTCAGAGAAGAATAAGCAGTATAATCACTCGGATTCTCCCTGTCTCCAGTTTTTAGAAGACGCACTATTGATTGCAATATCTCTTGTGAAACTGTATACTGCAAGTTATTAATAGAGTTTTCAACCGAAGATTTCCAAGAAGTATTAACCGAATTAGTACATTCAATAGTAGCTTCTCCCAAGTTATTCAGTTTGCGGGTCACGCGAGTGATACGGCTATCCCGGTATCCTTCATCAAAGTAAAGTGTACTTTTCAGGCGAATCCTTTGTCCCAAATGTAAAGGAATGTCGTTTTCATCTACATAGATATAATCCGTTTCTCCGGAATAAATAGACACATCCTTACTATATTCTTTAAGGAAATCATCCACAGCAAGCTTGTACTGCTCTTCCGCTTCAGAATAATAACTTTCTGGCATCCGGATATTTGTAAGCACATAAGTATCTCCGACAGCCGGAATTAGATTCCCTCCCGGTATCTGTATATTATCATCCGGATAAGTATTGATAATTTCAAATTCACTTGTGGCGTTATGCCAGTTACATTCGAAGGTTTTTCCAATCAATGCCCCGGATTTAAAAGTAATGTTGATCACTTCTCCGAACAGCATATAATCATCCGGATTGAACGGCATCTCATCGTCACTAACGTAATATACCGTAAAATCTCCAGTCTCCTCATTAGTCTTTTCCTCTGAACGTGTAGCAGACAATGTACCTGTACGGTGTGGAAATATGCCAGCAAATGCCGCTTCTTCCCGGTACTCCTTGAGACCGAGATTGGTGTTCAGGTCAATATACTTCTCACGCGAGGGTAATTGTAATGTTGCATAGCCATAAACCGAAGGATCAATATTGATACTACTTCCAACAGGTATCAAGCGTGTAAACCATTTGATGGCATTCGTATTTTCCTGTTGTGACAATCCGGATTTCAGACCTTCCATATAACCAAGTTCCACCCTTTCTCCACGTTGACATTTGGAGAAATTCAGGTATTCACCATCCATCCACCATTCCGTTTCAAAAGTCTTGGCAATTTCTGCTGCTGCATCCCAACAATACATGCTGTTAAAATTGATATTTTGCCGATCTGCAACAATCGCTTCCCCAACTCTCCAGATGCCACCAGAAGTATTACGGTTCATGTTATCAACCAGTTTCTGAAGAAATTCTCCCGGTGTGCCATCATAGGAAAATACTGATTCAAGATCATTATCTCCATGATTGAGACGACAGAAGAGAATATCTTCCATGTCATGTTCGCGTGAGTAGAAGTTGATATTATATGTATATTTCTGAGTATTGGCCTGTTTAGGACGATATTCTTTCTTGATAGAAAACCGTTTACCGTCAACAAGTATATAGTCGCCTACGGAAAGTACAAAAAAATCCCAGGTAGTGAAGTTTACACTCACCACAAATTCCACGCCTACTTCCTCTGTCCATGAGGAAGTGGAATCCGGACTAACTATCTTTTTAACCTGTCCGTTTCTGTTATATATCGTCAGCTCCATTTATGATATTTAAATTGTTTTTAAACCCCGCTTAAAATACAGGTTTCGGTTCCCGAAAAGTTACCGAGAATCCGGCTACCTGTTGTCCTGTATCCCGTAGCAGCGTAAATTGGCTGTATTTGGGAAACTTCTTAAGATATACTTTATAGGCTTTCCCGATCTCTGGGACCCTTATCTCCAGCCATCCAGACCTTAATAACGCCAACACGCTGTTATAATATTCAAACCATTGGGCCTTCGTTTCAGCAACAATGGCCAATTTCAGGATGATATCCCGCGCTTTATATTTTGGTATCAATTCAGCAGGAAGCTCTTCACCGTCCATTTCCCTAAATTCTACCGTCGTATATTCTTTCATCTCAGGAGGCGCCATCAAAGCATCATAATTAGCATGTCCTCCCTGATTATCTTCCCAAAGGAAACAACCATATGTGGCCATATCCGTGTCATTGATAAATAATAGCCCACTCTCTACCTCCATATCCTAACCATTTATTTTCACACCTCTGTTCCTCATCACCGATAAATTATCTGAAATATCCGACAAATATTTCAGGTAAGTACTATTCTCCGCAATGACAGCCATAGAGTCCGCCATCATCTCCAAGTTATCCGACAAGTTGTTGTCAATAGATATTACGTGATCCAAAGTCGCATTACCGATACCTTCAAGCCTTCCTCCTGTCTCTTCTGTAAGAGATACGTATCCTCCTGGCCTACCTGACTGGGTAGAACTTTCACTACTGCTCCAGCCAAAAAGGTCTTTAAGAATATCACGTTCTTCAAGTGCATCCGCTACTATTTTATTCCATCTTTCCTGCAAGTCACGATAATCATCCTTGTCTATATCTCCTGCATTGCTGTATTCGACGAATTTATCGTACCAATTTTCAAGCTGTTCAGTAAATTTGTCTGCAACCATATCCGTTAGGATCTTACGCTGCATATATTGCTCAAAATTATCAGCAAAGTCCTCGGCGTCGCTACTCATATCCATCAGCGTATCCAGAAAGTTATCACGTATGCTATCAAAAGACACCTGTGTCAACTGTTCTTTCACCTGTTGCTGTATATCCTCCAACCTTTCCGATCCTTCTATGATGCTGTCCAGATATCCACGTACATCGTCATCCAGTTTCGCCCAAAATGTAGGTGCTTCATTCTTAAGTTTAGCCAATTGTTCCGTTGACAGGTCAAACAGTCCCGTCATACGACCTTCTCCAATTTTGAACTCATCAAAAGCACTTCCAAGTGCCGCTCTTGCTTCATTCCAACCTACACTACTCATGTTTTTCCGTTGACGTACACCAATAGAATGAGACCCTATACTACTTCCTGAGTCCAGTCTTTCCCGGCCGAGTATACGATAAGACTCAATGCTCTTTTCTATCAGTTCTTCAGCTTCTTGTCCCACTTTGGCTGCTTCAGGGCCATAACTCATGGATATATATTCAGACTTCTTATCGATCAACTCATCCCATATTTGATTAAGTTTGGCGTATTCCTCAACCATTTCATTATAATCGGAATAATCTGCTCCTTTAAACAGCTTATCTGCTCCAATCCAACTCCAGGGATTCCAATCCGCCCCCATAATACCGCTGACCATATTTCCAATACTGGAAAAAATATTGCTGACGAACTTGTCAATTCCTACTTCTCCGATATTATCAAGTATGGCAAATATCGCTCCTATGAGGCCACCGATTTTCTCCCCACTTTCCGAAAATACATCAACAACTTCTCCGACTATTCCTCCAAATGTGGATAAGCTCATTTCAGCATTTTCTCCTAACTGACTGATTGCATTGCCAAGCAATGTCAGATTAGAAATGGTCCGGTTCGAAGCTGCCTCTACGGTCCCTTTGGCGGTGTTCATTTCTGCTTCCGCCTTATTCTTCTTGTCGCGCGCCGCTTCAATGGCTACCGAGTCCCCGGATTTTAAGGCTGTGTTCAGTTCATCCTGTGCCTTTGAAACTGCTTTCACCTTATCCTCGTAATCTGATAGGGCTTCTCCAAGTCCTCCGAAAAAACCACCTTTTTCTACCAGTGAGGCATTTATATTATTGATTGCCTCTTCAATAGCCTTGATTGACTCAGGAGAAGCTTTTTGTTTAAATTCAGGGGAATTCTTAAAGGTGACAAGCTGTTTCTTGACAGCCTGAAGTTGTTTACGTGTAATTACTTCCAGATTACCGAATATCATCTCCCAATTGATTGATTTCTTCAGTTGTTGGAAGTCCAATTCCGACAAGGCCTGCCCCATTTGTTTCTCCAGAATTTTCTTCCTGTTCGGATCTTGTTCTGCAGCTATCTTAACCGCATATTCTTGTGCAATGGCAAGCCGTTTCTGCTGGATTGTTCCGAATTGTTTGTTATATTCATTCCAAGACTTTGTACTATCTGACAGGAAATCCCGCTGTATCTCCGTATATTTTCTTACGTACATCTGATATGCAGCGATACGTGATTGGTTGGCAGTAGTCTTTATCGCCTGTTCTTCTTCAGGGGATATTTTCACCCCGGATTCCCGTGCTTTCCGAATACGCTTAAGATCTTCACGCTCATTCTTATCTATCTCGGCTATAGAGTCATTATATTCCTTGCTGGCCTGTGCCTTACGCTTTTCGTATCCTTCCTGCATTACAGACAACAATGTTTCTTCAAGTTTTTTTTGTGCGCGTATGCGGGCATCTGCAAGCTCATTCTGATAATCCAGAGAACTTTTCCCGGATGGTTTATTGTCTTTATAATCATATGCCTTCAATTCTTTTTGGGCTTGCTTAAGTTGCTCTGTAGCATTTTGGTACACTTTGACAATATCTTTATCTATACCGATGGAAAACAAATCCTTTCCTTCTTTTGCCGCAGCATCCAATGTCTTTTTTATGTCAGACTTTATCTTGTTCAAAACACCTTCTGCTCGCTCCTGCTGTTGTTTCCAATAATCAGAAGTTCCTTCTTCCGGTTCGGGAAACAGTTCAAGAGTATTAATATGGTCTGATATTGTTTCGATATCCTTGTCGTATTGCTTTACATTTGCACGAAGATCAAGCCATAATTTCTTCTGCTCTTCTACCATATCCATCTGATCCCTAATGGCCTTATTGGTAGTGACATCATAATCATCACCTTGGCTCTTTCTCAAATTGGCAATAGCCTTATCCAACGTTTCTTGGGATTTTAAATATGAAACATACTGATTCTGAGCTTTCGTCAATTCCTGAGCTCTTTTTATGGAAAGATCTGCGGCCTTATCCGCATAATTTCTTGCTACGGCACTTGCATATATCTCTTTGCTTAGAGATTTATAGGCTGTCCCCAATTTGTCCAGGTCTATATTTTCTCCATCCAGAATATTGGCATACTGAGGATACTTCTTCAGCCATTCATTAGCCGCAGCGGTACGTTCCTTTGTTGACAAGGACGTGTTTTTTAATTTATTATACAGTATGTCCAGGTGTGCCTGTTCGTCTTTAACATCTTCAGTCGCTTTTTTACGTGCCAATGCCATCTGTTGTTCAGCACTCAGCATTTCCAGAGTGGCATCTTTTGCCTTGAAAAGTCCCTTTGCCCATTTTCCTATTTCCTTGCCATATGTCACACTTAGCATGATCGCTGCCGCCATCGCCGTCTGCCAGGAAAACAGAGATGAAAGTAATTGTTTCCAAACCGGCGTTGCTTTCTGGCCGGCTGCTATTAACCGTTCATATTCCTTCCGTGCGGAGGCTATGGCATCCGTAAATATCGGAATGTTATTGGAGATAGCCAGGAAGAACATCTGCGGTCCCATCGCCAGTGCCGGAAGCTCACGGGCGATCTGTTGCAGACTCATACGGACATTGTACAGTTTTGGTGCGGGATCTTCCGCAATAAGAGGAGTGGAACTGGTCTGTTTTTTCTGCTTTTCATATTCAGCAAGCTGTTCTTTCAGGTTATTGATAACTCCGGTAAGAGCCTGTACATCCGCCAGGTCCTTATCATTGACAATCCCTGTCTTTCCTGCTTGCTTATTAATCTGTACACCCAAGGCCTTTAACTCTGCTTCCATTTGCGCAATGACAAGTTTGACATATCCGGACATATGGTCAAGATTGCCCTCCACTGATTTTCTTCCTTGCAGTGTCTTGTCATCCAGCAATATTTCCAGCCTTACAGGTTCCATTTATTTACAGTCCTAATTTTGTTTGATAATATTCTGTTGTAAATCCTTCCGGATCATTTTTTGATTTTTCCGCCATATGTTCTTTCTCTTCTTCCGCAGACACATAGCGGGAAACATCCATGTTCATAGCCAACAATTCGGCATAGCTGAGTTTCCAAAGGATATAATGCTTGCTGGCTGAGAATCTCTCCATGCTTTGCGCGACGATACCGAGGATGCTATGCGGTGGCTCCTGGTGCCCCTTTAACTCATCCTTTGATTTTGGCTTCCGATTGGGTTTAGGATGCTTTCGATCCTTGACGCCAATGGAATAATACTGCAAAAAGACTTTATATCTATATCCCTGAGCAGATGCATCATCGCTTCCGCCATCATGGCGGGGTGCACCCTCCATCTAAGATACCAGGCTACCGGCTTCACCAACAGAAAGCCTGATAAATATCCCGTACATATGGAAAGAGCCACCATTTCACTGACTATTCTGGCATTCTCAGCAATAAACTTCATACGGCCATTATAATCCATTGCCTCTACCTGTTGCGGAGTGACGTTTATTTTCAGGTATTTCAATGCGATCCTTAACAGGCATCCGGTAGGAGGACGGCGCATCACCAGATGTGACTTTCCCGTCCTTCTTCCGAATATACGCTTGGGGATGACAGGTATTCGTATACCTGCATCGAGCAGCATCTCGGCTGCGCGACGTTTCTCATCGGTTCTCATCATGCATCACCCGTAGACGGTAATTCCTCCTCAGGAGGCACCTGCCCAGGAGCAAAAACCTTGTAAGGACTCTTTCCCTCACCGGCATCCTGCATTTCCAGTTCGCATTCAATTCCGAGTACGTTGGTAAAGTTGATACCATTGCTGAAATTGCATGTCAATGTGCCGTTATAAATACGGATGGTATGTCCGGACGTACATTCGATGTCGAATACACCAGAGATTTCCTTATCCTCGGAAGGAGGAGTGTAATTCCCGTTGCTGTCAACCTCTCCACCCATGACCTGCTTCATATTCTCTCCCGTAAGCTCGATCAGGGTAAGTGTCCACATCTTTGTACCAGGTGAGGACTTGAGGACTTTGAACGGTGCATTACGCTTCTGGGCCGCCCATATACGTGTCTTGGTAGGCGCGTCTCCACCGGGCTGTAGCCCGTCCTCTGAGATCAGCCCCAATTTTACACCATTGTGCTTCAGGTTCGTTACGCCATAGATGGCGCCATCGTCTTTTACTGCCATATTGTTTTTCTTTTAAATGTTCTAAATCTGTTTTTAATCCACCACAGTCCTATTATAAGCATTATCGTTACGCTGATACCTGTGGCAACCTTTATCTTCTGCCATAAGGAAGGTTTCGCTTCCTTGGTCTTTTCCTCCTCCATCAAATTGGAAACAGAAGTCTCCAATATTTTTTTCGTTGTCACTGTTTTCCGCAGATCTTCCGTCTCGGCGGTAATGACCAGGCCGCCTTCACCGTCTGATTCCACCTTTAGCCCGATACCATTCTGCTTTATTGAGGTTCCGAATCCTTGTGGCAGTTTACCGACCATCTGGAGGTGGTCTGGAGGCAGAGGCAGGCTCGTCTGCGTCATCGGGACCGATTCGTAGGTTGTTTCCTCGGTTTCGGTCCTGGAAAGAGAGTCCAAGCGGATGGCTGTTCGGCTTTCCCTGCCCGCTGCGCATCCAAACAACAGCAGGACAACACTCAGCATACTTGCATTTATAGCACTCCCTGATAGCTTGTTCCAGATAGATGATTTTTTCATTGACCTTGCGTGTTTGTTCAGATAATGAGATTATTGTTTGTGAAAGGTCATCGTATAATTGCTTATAGGTACCTTCACTTTCCTTGACCGCACGGACCTTATAGACCTTGCGGTCCCGGTACCAGCCTATCGCCATGGCTATGCAACCTGTAGGCGCCAGCCAGTCCTGCAATAATGTAATGATAATACTCCAGTCCATACGTATGTACGTTAATGATTACAAGAGATTCCAGCCTGCCTCAATATCTTCCATCACGGCAGGGATGCCATTTTCCACCTGTGACATCGCAGCGACGAAAGCGCACATGGTTTGGCGATCGTCCACATCCGGTATATAGCTTTCCGGCACATGCATTTCCTTGCATACCCGACTGATATACCCTGAGGTATTGTTTTCAACCGGAGGGGCCCACCGGTGAATGAAATCCGATATTGTACGGCAACCGTTTATATTACGATAGTTGCGCAACAGCTTCAGACCTGCACGGTAACCATAAGCCATGCTCTCAAACTGGCAGAAAGAACGGTCACTCGAAGGGCGTACTTCACCCAGCCACAGTGTGGTGGCAGAGAGGCGGATATTCAGCGGGTTATTGTTCCTGAGTCCACGTGGTACAGCCATGATTATTCTTCTTTTACGGTCGTTTTTGTAGTCTGTACGGTCTGTACTTCCGAATCTTCGGATGGTGACTCAGAAGGTAATTTGACTTCCACAACATCTCCTTCAAACCAGTTCTTTCCGTCATAATATAGAGAAGTTGACTTGCCAGCCGGTATTTCCACAGCTTGTACGGTTGCCTTGTATGTGGCAGCCTTGTTGACTACGGTCAGACGGGCGCCGGGCAGTATGTCGGTAGCGACAATGTTGTATGTGGTCGCTGCAGTAGGCGCCAGTTCCACCATGTCGTTTTGCGTAGCCATTGTGATGGTTGTACCCGTCACGGTAATCAGATTGCCTTCACGCGCATCAAGCAATACCACTTCCTCACCAAAAGCCGTATTGGTATCTGCAGTCATCAGCATCTTGAAGAAATAACGTTCACCTGCATTGGTAAGCTTGTCGATCTGCACGACATTGAAATCATTCTGCAGATTGACTGCACCCCAAAGGTTAGATTTGTCCGTGGGTGTGGCTACCGTTCCGACAATTAGACCATCCGGCCATGAGGCCACCGTCTTGATGGTGGTTCCCTTGAAACGGAGGGAATTGGTTTCCGTCCAGTTCGCACCCTTAGCATAACGCATGGTGAGTTCGTCATCATAACGGTCCGCATCGTTCACGGACATAATATACACGAAGGAGGGATTGTTCCTCAATACCTGGGGAGTGGCCTTGCGCACACGCATCAAACGGGTAACCATGGAATCCTCGGAGGAAGATTTGACACGGATCACTTCCGGATCTTCGAAGATACGCATCAGGATACCGTTGAACAGATGATCGTCATCTGAGTTGTCATCGACATAGATGCCGTTCACGAAGTGATCTCCCAGCTCAAAGTCCACCTGGTCTGCAAGCGAGGAAAGCATGGTATTCTGAACATCGGGTGGCAGTTCACGGAACACAAGCTCGCCCTTGGGTTGGAAAGGACGCCATATTTGCTCAAAAGAACGCGGGTTGAACGTGGTGAAAGCCATGAAATCGACCGGCTTGAGTTCCTTCTCAGAATAGTCAAAATCGCCCTTGGAATCATTGTCTTCCGGCTGTTCGACACGTTTTCGCAACATTTTCCCCACCTTCATGCGTGGGATTGAGTATTTCTTCTCTACATTTGGGACTATGTTGATAAGTCCTTTCTGCACCAGCTCATTGCCGGTAGAAGCTTTGGTGAGTATCTTAGCAAGTACCTCACCGTCGTAATTAGTGTTCTTGATATTAATCATATTCCTTTTTTTTATCAATTGAAACCGTTATTTTTCTTGATCTTGTCCCAAGTCTCCTCCCAAGTGCCCTTGTGGTTCGCCGGCTGATTGATTATATCCATAATGCGCTTCTTCACCGGAAGGGCATTCACAAGGGTCTTGCCCTGTTCATAGTCTTTTTCCAGCATGGCTTCGTAAGCCGGACGTTGTGACGGGGAAAAACGTTCCTCCATCTCGGCCTTGTCCAGAAATTCCTTCATCTCCTGCTTACGTGCTTCCACCTCTTTTTGTTTATACCCCTGGATCTCCTGCTTAAGGGATTGGTTCTCAGTGACAAGGTTGTCATACTTTCCGGCCTTGTCTTCCAGTGAGCCGATAATCCTGATCATATCGGCTTCGTTCGCACAGTTGGCAAACGCAGTTCTCTTCTTTAATTGTTCATACATAAAAGTATCGGGTTTTGAGTTAGTATTCAGCCGGTTATTGAAGATGGCATAGATATCTTCGTTCGTGCTTTCTTCCGGAACCGGTTCTTCCGTATCGTAAATTCCGTCAATAAAACCAAGGTCCAACGCCTCTCTTGCCGTCAGCCAATGATCCTTTCCGTCAAAGTAGGTATCCTTAATCTCTTGTTTCTCCTTACCAATACGGGCGGCATACATTTCCGCCAGAGTATCTTCCAGCCCTTCTATTTCCATTGCCATATCCTTGAGGTCCTGTTTGTTGCCATAACATCCTCCATAGACATTGTGCAGCATTAACCGGGCATAACGGCTCATTTGTACAGGCTTTCCGCAAAGGGCGATCACGCTGGCCATACTTGCAGCTACGCCATCCACATATATGTGTATGTCCGCGTCACTATTACGGATGGCATTAAATATGGCAAGTCCCGCATATACACTGCCGCCAAGGGAGTTTATACGTATGTCGATACTCTTATATTGCGCAGCATAACCATATAGTTCTGCTGCGATATCGGCATCGTTTACTGGACCGCCAATATCTCCGTATATGAGAATGCACGCTGTATCGGGTGAAGGAATCATATTGAAGAAAGTCTTTTTCATCGCTTTCATTGTTTTTTGCTGCAAAGATGAGCGTTTTTTTTACCAAATGCAACCCGTATAAAACATGATGCATTTTTACCGGTGCATGATACTCCTATAAAGCCTTGTTATATATTTAACACATTGCATATCTTTTGTTTATATCCTAACTTTGCGAATAAATAAGATATAAATATGGCAGACCTAAAAACAGAAGAAAAGAAAGCACTTGCTAAAGAATTATTCCTAAAATGCGACCTTACTCTTGAAGAAATCGCAGGTAAGGTAGGAGTAACCAGGCAAACCATTGCCAGATGGGCGTATGCAGGTACGTGGAGTGAATTGAAGGCGAGCCTGTCCATCACACGCGAGCAACAGATAGCCTATATGTACCGGCAGATTTCTGAAATCAATGATAAGATACTCGGAAGGAATCCGGGAGAAAGGTATGCAACTGCTGCGGAAGCCGACACTCTGAACAAGTTGGCGGCTGCTGTTAAGAAGATGGAGACGGATATCGGAATTTCGGATATTATCAGCACAGGAATAAGGTTTATCAACTGGCTGCGTACAGCAGACCTGGACAAGGCTAAAGAATATACCATATTGTGGGATTTGTTTATTAAAGACCAGATAGCCAAATGAGATTGACACCCGACGAAAGACAAGCATATGCCTTATGGGAAGAATTCAAGCTAAACATGGAAAGGGCCACTCCTGCGGAAACGGAGCTGACAGAAGCTGAGAAAAAGAAAAAGCTGAAGCGTCTGGAAGCAGACCCTGTAGAATGGATCATGTATTTTTTTCCGGAATTTGCAAAGTCCGAATTTGCTCCATTTCATATCCGTGCGATTCGCAGATGCACCACCCACATGGAATGGATGGAAGTGTTGTCCTGGGCGCGAAGCCTGGCAAAGAGTACCGTGGTCATGTTCATCGTGCTGTATCTTGTGCTTACCGGAAAGAAAAAAAACGTGATGATGGCCAGCGCAACGGTGAATGCGGCCATCCGCCTGTTGGCTCCTTACAAGAAACAGTTGGAGACCAACGCTCGCCTGAAGGCCTTTTATGGGAATCAGGTGACACTCGGAAAGTGGAGTGAGGAAGAGTTTATCCTGAAGAATGGGGCGTCCTTCCGTGCCATAGGTGCAGGAAGTGCTCCACGCGGATCACGTAATGATGCAGACCGTCCGGATGTACATCTGCTGGACGACTTCGATACCGATGAGATATGCCGCAACCCCGACCGTCTGGAAGCGCAATGGAAATGGTGGGAAGAAGCGTTTTATGGAACACGAGACATTGCTGTGAAACTGCTGGTCATATTCTGCGGGAATATCATTGCAAAGGACTGCTGTATTGTGCGGGCGGGGAAAATGGCTGACTCTTGGGATATCGTCAACGTACGTGATGAACATGGGAAATCCACCTGGCCGCAGAAGAACAGCGAGGAAGCCATAGATGTCGCGCTTGCCAAGACCAGCACGGCCTCCGTACAGAAAGAGTATTATAACAATCCGGTATCCGAAGGGTCGATATTCAAGAACCTGGTCATGGACACAATACCACCGCTCAGGAAATTCAAGTTTCTGGTCATATACGGTGACCCGTCCCCGGGAGAGAGTAAGAAAAAACAGGCAAGCTATAAAGCGGTATGGCTTATGGGAAAGATTCAAGGAAAACTGTACATCATCAAGGGACGCCTGTTCAGGGGAAGCAACGAAGAGTTTATCGAGTCATTCTTCGACCTGTATAGTTTTGTGGGAGGAAAGACCAACGTGTATTGCTATGTGGAAAACAATAAGCTACAGGACCCTTTCTTTAAACAGGTTTTAAAACGTCATTTAAATCGCCTGAAAAAGAAAACTACAGTCCAGTTGAACATACTACCGGACGAAGATAAGAAAACCGATAAGGCGACCCGCATCGAGGCGAACCTGGAACCTATGGACAGGGAAGGAGAACTGGTGTTCAACCGGGAGGAGGCAAACAGCCTGGATATGAAAGAACTGATGGAACAGTTTAAATGTTTTGAGATGACTTTACCGTACCCGGCAGACGGACCTGACTGCATAGAAGGTGGCAACAGAATCATAGACAACAAGACCGCCTTAATGGACAAGACATATACCCAATCCCGCGCAAACATGCGCAGATTGAATAAATACAGGAGGTGATTATGGCAGAATTTATTAACATGGAAGATTATGACGCAACCATCCATCAGGATATCCTGAATGCAGTGACAAGGGAGGATGATGCCATTGTGGAAGTCTGCGAGGACCAGGCTATAGCTGAAATGCGCGGATATATGGAGTCGCGCTATGATTGCGATAAGATATTCGCTGCAAGAGGAAATGAACGGAATACGCTTGTGCTGATGTTCGCAAAAGATATTGCGATATACCATGTGCTATGCGTGCATAACCCTCAGAAAATATCCTCTATCCGTAAGGAGCGGTATGAAAGGGCCATAGAATGGTTGAAATCCGTTGGAAGGATGGAGATCAGCATTGCAGATGTGCCGTTATTGAACAAGGACGCACTGAAAGAGAAAATGCCTTTCCAAATGAGAAGCAATCCGAAACGAGTTACACACTATTGATATGACAAGAAAAAAGAATAGAGGACGGATTACCGTCAGCGGAAATATGCCGTTACCCGGACGAAAAGAACCGGGAACGGTCATCATAACACAGCCCAAGAGGTTTTTCCTTGATATGAGCGCCTATATGATGGGTGTCAAGGGAGCGGAGAATGTGGATTTCTCACAACGGACGAAACTGTATGATATCTATACGGACGTATTGTCAGATGGGCATTTGTCAAGCGTCATAGAGAAAAGAAAAGCCGCCTTGCAATGTTCACAGATAGAATTCAGGAGAAACGGAAAGCCCGATGAGAAAATAAACACCGTTCTGAATTCCCCGTGGTTCTTTGACTTTATAGGAGATGTAATGGACGCCACCTTCTGGGGATTCTCCCTCTTCCAGTTCTACCTGGACAGTAAGGGATGGATGAATTACGAGCTGATCCCTCGCAAGAACTATGACCCTGTCAGGAGACTTCTTTTACACCGTGAATCGCAAATGACAGGTACCAGCATTGATGAGTTCAAGCACACGTTATTTGTCGGGAAGCCTCGGTCACTCGGAAAACTCATGGATATCGCTCCCTATGTTATATATAAAAGGAACGACCTGGCCGACTGGGCGCAATTCTGCGAGATCTTCGGCATGCCCATACGGGAATATACCTATGACGCCGGAGATGACGAAGCGCGTAACCTTACAGTCAAGGATATGGAAGAACAGGGAGGAATGGCGGCATTCCTACATCCGAAAGGCAGTGAGTTGAAACTTATCGAAAGTGCCGGAAAAACGGGAAGCTCTGATCTCTACAAGTCTCTCTATGACACCTGTAATGACGAAATCAGTAAAATCGTACTCGGTAATACGCTGACTACGCAAGCATCCGAACGGGGGACACAAGCTCTCGGTACCGTTCAGGAGAAAGGAGAGAAACGCATCAACCAGGCAGACCGCATACGCATACTGAACATCCTTAATTATGATATGACGGATATATTCAACACTTTTGGATACAACACTGCAGGCGGTGAATTCTATTATGTGGAGCCCAAGGAACTGACGGCGACACAGCAAATGGACATCATCGGAAAGATGAAGAATATGGATGTGCCGGTATCTGATGATACTGTATATGAGATATCCGGTATACCCAAACCAGACAATTACGAGCAACTCAAGCGGGAAAAGAAAATGGAAGCGGGACAATCGCAACGTCCTGCAGAACAACCGCCTGGTACCGGAAACAGGGAGAAGGAAGAAAAGCAGAGGAATGGGTTGTTAAAGGAACTGAGGGATTTTTTCGTCGGAGCCCCGAAAAAAGGGGCTTTAGAATGGTAATGAATGACCTCTACGGGAAGAAATGCCCCGTTTGCCATCCAAGAAATACGGCGGCGGGAGGCATAAGTATATCCGCGGAAATAATGGCGAAGGTCCTGAGGGATATTTTCGAAAAGAAATTCAATGTCAGGGAAGATATTGATGGGGAACTGTACGAGGCAACATTGGAAATATTCAACCGGGCTGCCGATGAAGGGTTCACAAGCATTGAACCTGATGATCCAGAATTCGACTTCCTGGAGCAAATACGTGGAAACAATGAAGTATTCTCTGCCTTTCGGACGCATCGGATGCAGAACGACATAGCTGCACAACTGCTTGATACGGATGGACGCCTGAAACCTTTCCCGAAGTTCCAGGAAGACGTACAATCCATTATCGGCGAATACAATACCAACTGGTTGCAGACGGAATACGATACGGCCGTATTGCGGGCTCACCAGGCTGCAGACTGGAAAAAGTTCGAACGGGACAGTGACATCATGCCAAACTTGAGATGGATGCCGACAACCAGCGTTGAAGTAGATGAAATACACCGTCAGTTCTGGAGCATAAGGCTCACATTGCCAGTCAACGACAGTTTCTGGAAATACCACCGTCCGGGAGACCGGTGGAACTGCAAATGCAGCCTGGAACAGACGGATGATAAGCCTACCCCTGCAGATGGGATACCTGTTACCGATGAGAAGCCGGCACCCGGACTGGATAACAATCCGGGAGAGGACGGAAAGCTGTTCAGCGATTCGCATCCGTATATAGCTGACGCCTACCAAGGAGCTGGTAAGGCTGTAGAAACGTTTTTGAAGAAAAGGAGGTAACATGACCATCAAGGAAGCAATCAGGATGCTGGAAGCTAAACGCAAGCTGATAGAGAAGACTTGTAAGGATACCATACCACGGAAGATAGGCGTTAAGGCTGTCAACCTTACCAACCGGAACTTCCGGGAAGGAGGATTCAATAACGGAAGCCTGCAGCCATGGAAAAAGGCCAAGAGGCAGGAGGATGATTTCCAGAAGAAAAAGATGGCATCGAGGTACGGGCCCTTGCTGTCATCCAGAAATCATCTCTCCAGAAGCAACGGATATGAAGTGCAGGTGGAAGGGAACAAGGTCAGGGTAATCCTAATCAATCCGGTGGATTATGCAGCCATAAATAACGAAGGAGGTACCATCCAGACTAATCCCAGGGTAACCAAAAAAATGAAAAAATTTTTCTGGGCAAAATACTATCACCTGGCAGGCATTACAAAAAAAATGGGTAAGAAAGCCCGCAGGCAGAAGCAGGAGAACCTGCCACCGGAAGCATTGAAATATAAGCGCCTGGCATTGACAAAGAGAGCAACCCTGAGAATCAGGGCGGATATACCGAAACGTCAGTTTATCGGGCCAAGTAAAGACCTTGATGAAATAGTGAAGACAACCGTTATAAATGAACTTGAAAAAATTTGGTAAAATGACAGAAACATTATTTAACGACGTTCAAAGTCGTATAGCAGAGAGAATGCCCTGGCTGAAGGGCCAGGTGGATGAAGATTACGGGCAATTGGAAATGCTCTATCGTGAGGATGCGGATTCAGACACATATCCTCTTATATTTCCATTGGTGCTCATTGATGCTCCCACATGCGAGTGGTCCACGCTCAATGGTGTAGGAGTGAGCATACAAGATGGCGTATGCCGTATTGTGGTAAAACTGGCGATAGATTGCTATGACGACACGCATTATACCAGCGGAACTGCTGACAAGGCCAAGGAACGTATGCAGAAAAACAGGGAGGTCAACAGGGCTTTGCAACTGTTTAAACCGGAAGGAGCGAAAGGACCGATGTTGAGGGTGTCAAGTAGGAACTATACCATGCCGCACGGTATCAAGGTCTATGAACAGACCTATGAATGCAAGGTAAGGGAAAACCTAATCCTTGAAGAGGGATAGCTGACGTGAAGGACGGGAACGGCGGACACGTGGGGAAGGTTTTATCTCCATATTGTCCAACATTCCAAGATTGGCATGAATAATGGCGCGAATACGGTCTATGCTCAGGAAAAACTCTTCCTCGGAGAGGATACGGTAAGTATCATCGAACCGGAGTCTACGGATTTCCGTCCAATAATAATAGCGGCGCAATAATGCCTCGTTACGCAATTTGATAAGATTAGAACTACGACCTTTTACCATACCTTGAAGCTAACTAACTGCAAATATACTAAAGATTTAATACTTATGCAAAAAGGAGGGTTATTAAATGAAAAACCCTCAACGCTTTCATTTTAAACTACCACGTAAAAAACGAAACGACACACCGGTCTGACGTTGAGGATGAATCTTTAACGCAGGTCGGTGCGCTTATGTTCACCTGCCATATAATATTTAACTATTAAATCGATAATTATGTATAAAAGCGAGGTTTTCATGAAGTTACTCAAGTTAGTGGCAGAAGAAACAGAAGTTCCGGAAGAAAATATATTGGGGAACGATAAGGACATGGAGACGACCGATGCACGCTATGTACTGGTAATATTGCTTTCAGAAGTCGGAATGTATCCTAAACAGGTAGCTATACTGCTTAACAGGACATCGCGCGGAATACGTCACCTGATGTCCCGGAATATGACCTCACCGATGATTGGAATATATCTGGAACGAGTGAGGAAGAGGGCTGGAAGTGAAGACTCAAAGAGGGTACGCTAAGTGAGTACTTTTGCTGCACGGTCACATGGCCGGAATTCCAAAAATATTTGTTATGGAAGCTGAAGTAAAAGAAGTTATTAAGGAAAAGGAGTATGTTCACGGGGATCGTGACTACGACTGTTATGATTATGGACGTGACCGCTTTGCATCCAAAGGGGTAGCAGGTGCAGGCCTTGGACTGGGTATAGCCGGTACAGCCCTTGGACTGTGGGCACTCTCCCGTAGAGGTGGCTTGGGGTTCGGAGGCGGAATGCCGGAGAATGTCAACATCAACACGGTCAGTGATGCAATCGCCGGACGTTCGGGTGGTGCACCCACCGCATTCATGGCGTGGGAAAAAGGTTGCGAGGAAGCACTTGCTTTGACTAACGCAATGTGGGGACTCAAGGTTAACACTCAGGAGCAGATGTATGCTCACCGCGATGTTGACGTAAACGAAAAGTTCCAGCTATGGAAGTCACAAGTAGATGCCGATTTCGGCTTATACCAATCACAAGTGAACGGCGACTTTGGTCTGTACAAGTCACAGCGTGACCTATACGACGTGCTGAACGAACGCTACAGTGCCAAATTCAACGAACTGGACAAGAAGGTTGCAGTATTGGAAGCTACACGTCCTTACCAGGATCGTTTGATCCAATGCGAGATTGACAAGGCTTTCACAGCCTCAATCAACTACACAGACCGTAAGACTTGTCGCGCAATCTATGGTGTTGTTGGTTTGCCTTCTACTCCAACCGTTACAGTTCTGGAGGGTGCAAACCCTTTCGGATGCAATTGTCGTACTCAGGTAGCGTCAAATCCAGCAGCATAAAAACTGCAAAAAGCGTGAAGAAACGCAAGAAACGTTAGTGGTAAAGCCCCTTCGGGGGCGATACCACTTTCATTTACCAACCACTAACAACGATTTATTATGAATTTTGGAGATCCGTTATTACAGCAAAGAACTTTTTCATTGCCCGAACTTGAAAAAGAACAGGAAGCAATGCAACAGAAAATAGCTGAAATGAAAAGAAATTATCAGCAACCTTCTCAGCCGGTTACTCCCGTATGGGATGAGATAGATCAGATAACTGCTTCACTGACAGACAAGGAGTTCGATTACTTACAACATAACCAGGAATTCCAGGAAAGCAGTGCAAATATACAGCAAATATTACATCGTGAATATATGCGTATTATGCGCCCTATTGTGGAAAATAATACAAAGGACGGAAAGGATGCTTTAGACAAACATCTGACGCTTTTAAAACGCATTCAAAAGACAGCTAAAGACGAAGCCAACAAAAAGGAGGCGCTTATGAATGAATACATAATGCAATACTCTCATCTTACCTGGCAGGAATTCATTGATATGAAAAACGGCAAGCAGCCAGTCCCCAAAACACCTAAAAAATAAATGTGATGGAAGCAAAGGAAAAGCTTTTAGATTTGAAAAACAAGACCATAGACTCACTGGAGGTATGGATTGACGGAAGGATAGATGACTTTGTTGCTCAGAATCCTAATTTGAAAATCGCCTCTGTATACATGAAGAGAGGAGCTAAGAATTATCTTGCACGTGAGAGGGGTAAAATAGAGAATGTAATTGATAATGCCGCATTATTCATTTGCGATGAACAGGGAAATATAGATGCGGACATGTTGTTCAAGGACATGATGACCATGTTCCGTGAAATGGATGAAACACCGTTCGGGAAAGGATTAGTACAGGGAACTGTAGGAAAGGGAATAATTCGTCTTAAATTACCGGATAATCCGATATTTAACCTTATGTTCGGAAATACGGGTGCAATCAAAATTACCGAAGCTGATTTCCTTGAGTTGAAAGAACTTTTTAATACATAAGTATGATGGATTATAAAAATATGATAATGGCGGCCAAGAATACCGGCATATCGACAGAAAAAGCCATGTGGCAAAGTATAGACGGAATCAATGGGATGCTCTGCAAGATGAAAGAGGAACATCCGGACTTATTCTGGAAATTTATGCGTGAACAGCATGGAATACTTTACGGAAATCATTATGACGAGGCGTTTGCCATATATGACGCATCATTGATACGTTATACTGATAGGAACGGAAAGAAATGTGAAGGGCCATACTGGACACTCGAACAGATTGAAATCTCCACCAAAGGTATGACTTTTCCTGCAGGGACTACGAAATGGGACAAATACGTCGCTTTTAACTCCTTCTATGCAGATACCTGTACTGTTTTGGAGGAAGAGTCGATCATCAAAACCGCACATAAATTCTATTTTATGGATGAAGATGGTCCACAGGGAAAAATATGGATATCTATGGAAGCCATGTATGAAGCCAAATAAAAGATTTACCCAAGAAAGACTGGAAAAACTGCTCTGTAAAACAATACCCTTGGCTATACTGGCAAGGGTATTGCTGTTATTTACATAAAATTTCATGAAAAGTTATCCATTCATTTTCATATAAGTTTTAAAGCTTCAAAAATCCCGGCTTCAAGTGCTTCCTCGTAAGTCTCATAACGGATAATAGGTCTGTCAGACAATCCCACTAAGTCATGTTCCGGAATTGTTAGTATATCATATATCCAATAATTTCCATACATATAGGATATTTCGATATGCAGGTTCTTGGTTTCACGTAGCCACTTTTGAGCAAAGGATTGATTTGGTGCGGAATATCCTAATCCCATTTTATCTATTAAAGAATTAGTAGTATGTACAGACATTAAATTACAATATTCATCTATATAAGCAAAAGAGCAAAACTTATTGAAGCCTTTCTCTTTCAGCATCTTCGCTGTTTCTAATGTTACAAGTTCTTCGATCATAGTTATTCCTCCTTTCCAGTTATCTCCTTATACAAATCCCATAGTTCTTTTTCGGAATAAGAATCAACATTAAGCCTAAGCGTCCATATCCATTCATCAGAGAAACCACCAACATAATATCCAAGTCCCATTTTACTCATTTTAGTCATTAAGCCAAAAGATGGACGAGTCCCAGCAAGCAAGTTACATAAATCAGATTTATTAATTTCTACTATCATAATTATTACTCCTTTATAATCTTTTTATTCCAACGGACAATCATTTTACTCAAAAAAATGTCCGAACTTAGTTGCCCCCCGGACACAAAAAAGGCGGTGAAGTGTTGAACTTACCGCCTTATGTTAGTTAAACTTGTTTAGGTAGATTTTCCTTCCCTTTTTCCAGCATCTCTTTAAAATCAATCCCTTCTTTTTTATCTTTCTCTGCAAAATACATGAACAAGTCAGCCCCACAGATATAACCTAAAAAGACATCTATCGTATAGTTTGTTATTCCTTCTTCTACGGCTTTAACTTGTTCTATTCTTATTTGTCCTTTTTGTGCCACTGCATACCTCGATAGACCTTTTGATTCTCTAAATGCTTGCAATGCTTGTCCTAAGACTTCTCTGTAATTTTGTTTATCCATATCACCTAATATTAAAGTATTTCTTTATATAACTTTGGGACACTCCAGTCTTTTCAGACAAGGCTTTAACTTCAGAATGCTTGGCAAACCGTGACAACGAATATTCCTTCAATTTTTCATCGTTGCTTGTACGGTACTGAGCAATCAGGTCAGGAACAACTTTACAGGGAGAATCATCATCCACTTCTTCATTAGCATTCTTGAAAGTATGCATATCATAAGTACCATCTTTCCAATCGTTTATTACTTCTTGAAAGTCAGAAATTTCATATCCCCTTTTCTCACACACAGCCTCTATTTGGCTTTCAATAGAAAGAAGCTCATTACATGCAGACCTTATATAAAGGTAGATGTCATTTGAACCTCTAAGAGAGGTATTCGGTTCATGATCTGAAACTCTTACTTTTAATCCGTTTATCTGATAATATTTGCTCATATTGTTTATTGCTTTATTTCTTATGATGCAAATATACTACAAATATTTGTACTATCAAAGAAAATACTACAAATATTTGTATGTTGTATAACATTAAGCGGTAAATCCAGTACGTCAAAGATCAACTATCGATTCTATAATATTTCTAAATTTTTCTGAAGTATTTTGCTTTCATTGTTATTCTCCTTTCAGTTTCTTAATAAGGATGTCGGCTAACTTTATTGATAAATCAGCTACAACATCATATCCATAGTCATTTCTGATAAAAGAGTTGTTTATTTCTTCAACTGTATGGGAAGATACAATGCCTGTCGCAAAACTTTTCGCCAGTTCATAGCGACGCTGTTCCCAATTAATTGTAGAGTTTCCAACATTTAAAAAGTCAAGGTCACATTCTCTAAAAACCATATTATCGCATACATATAGGTTGTCACCACTATGTTGTGCGTTGGTATTGCATTTCGGAATTACATCTATCAGAACTCCTGTATCTTTAACTCTTGCTTTCATGTGTTTACCTGTTTCTTTTAGTTAATTACCAATCACCACCATCATTTAATATGCCATCAATAATAGTTACACTATTTTCAATGTTGCTGCCTCCATATTGCGTAAATTCCGGTGTAGGATTATAGTCTGTATCTCCGTGCATCATTACATGAAGTGAACCACTTGCTGAATACAGCCAAAGACGTTTACCACCCTTTCTCCACTTTTTTGCAAGTCTTTTCAAAGAGTCAATCAACTTATCTTCTTCGGGAGTACATTCTATCCCGGCTTCTGTTTGATATTTGCTCATATCTTATTTGTTTTACCCTAATTGTTCTACTTCTTCTATTGCTTTAAATATCTCAAAAATCACCTGCGGAACTATGGCGTTTCCATATCCCTTGACTGATTCCTGTCTCCACTTTGTGAAAGGAATGGTAAGGTCGCCCACATCAAAGGGAAGCCCATCATTTCCTCGACAAACAGGGGATTGAGTTGGGAAGTTTGCCCAGTTGCTTTGTAGATAGTCATCATTAATTCTTCTTGTCTGTTTTCTCTTATTCTTTTCTCCCATGCTTCTTTGCTGATGTTTGAGTTCTTCCAATCTCTTGCTGTTGGAGTAGGTAACATTCCGTTTACTGCCATTGCAGTCAACGCAGTCCCCATCTGGCTTTTCGGGTTGTACTTCTTCGTGTATTTGTCCGCTTCCCGTGCATTGGGAGTCGGCAACATCCTGTGAAAGTCCAGAAAGTCCATCAACCCATTCGGACGTGTTTCTCCATTTTTCCGGCTGTGGAAAGTTGCTCCGCCAACATTCTTCAGTTTTTCCACTCGGTTTGCATGATAAATGTCCGTTGCCATTGGTGTAGGTAGCAATTCCATTGGATAAAACTCCGTCTGTCCTTTCTCGTTGCATCTTTTCAATCCTTGCGTCTGAACAGTGGGCAACAAACCATACCCTGTCTCTTCTGTGGGGTGCTCCGACGGCACAAGCCGGAATAAGCATCGGCTGGACGGAATATCCTTCTCGCTCAAGGTCTTTACAGATGGTTTCGACAACATACTCTTGTCGTAGCAATACTCTTTTTCTGTTATCTTCTCCGAAAATAGAGGTCTGGCTTCCCATTTCAGTCTCCTCGCCGGGCTGAACCATCGTGAGGATTCCAGCAACGTTTTCACCAATAACCCAAGTGGGTCGGATTTCCCGTATAGCACGGAGCATGTGCGGCCAGAGGTAACGGTTATCATCCGCTCCCTTTCTTTGACCTGCGACGGAGAAAGGCTGGCAAGGAAACCCTCCTGTAAGGATGTCAATCCGTCCTCTCCATTGACTAAAGTCTGTTTTGGTAATGTCTTCATAATGTTCTGAATTAGGAAACCAATATTTCAATATCTCGTTGCAAAAATCGTTTATCTCACAGTGAAAGGCATTTTCCCAGCCCATCCAGGAAGCTGCAACACTCGGAGCGTCAAAACCGCTAAATAAACTGCCATGTACCATTATGCATTATCTTTAGTGGGTAATTTCATAAAACACATCCACATAGTCTTTCCATGTCTTCCGGTAGTATGGCCAAACAATGGTTTCCGTCCGATGACCTCTAATACTTCCCTGACTGTTATCTGATCCTCGTTCCATTTGAAAATCAGAACTCCGTAGTCTTCTAAAACTCGAAAGCATTCATCAATTCCTTTTTTTATCACCCTTGGCCAATCTTCAGGAAGTTTACCGTACTTCTTGGCCAACCAACTATCTTTGCCAGCCTTTAGAAGATGGGGAGGGTCGAATACTACCAGCTTAAAGGATTCATCCAAGAATGGCATATCGGTAAAGTCAGATACAATATCCGGATGAACTTTCAGACTTCGACCGTCGCAAAGAGTATGCTCTTCATCTCTGATGTCAGCAAACAAGGTCAAAGGATTTTCCTTGTCGAACCAAAACATCCGGCTACCGCAACAGGCATCTAATATGATTTTCGTTTCACTCATTTTTTCATTGTTATGAGCCTCTTAAACACATAAGAGGCTCAATTTATCATTTCCTAAAAAATATATCTCCTAAAATACTTCTTGCGGTATCATCACTTGTCAAGCGAATATATCGGAAGAAGTTCTGTTCCGAACGATGACCGGTGAGTTTCATTATCTCAAACGTCTTCATCCGGCCAGTGAGGTACATATTAGTTGCAGCGGATCGGCGAGCTGTATGACTACTTATCAATTCCCATTTTTGGCGGGTGACCGTTATCAGTTTACCACCTTTGGTAAATGAATAAGTAACAAGATCATTCAAACCGATTTCTCTCATTATAACTTTCAAGTATTTGTTGACATACTGAATGCAAAGCCCACATGGAATAAAACCATTATATTTAGCATATATTTCTTTCACATAGGCATGCAATGGTATCTTGACATCGACATTCGTCTTCTTTGTCCGTTTAACCAGATAATCGCCTTGAAAATTATCTTTTGTTAAGGTGGAATAATCAGAGTAGCGCAAAGCCGTAAGGCATCCAACTACAAATAAATCCCTGATCCTTTCCTTCGCTTTCCGTCTATCCTGCTTCTCAAACTTGTAGTAGTATATCCTTGTGATTTCATTCATTGACAGGAATACGGCATTTGTAGGCTCGCATTTCAAGTCAATTTCATCATAGGTGTTATCCACTGCATAGTTGTATTGCGAAGCTCTACGAACAAGCGTTTGAATCTTCTGGATATATCCTACTATTGTATTATGTCTGAGTCCCTGGTCTTCCAGATAAATTATGAAATCATCCAGAAACTCGGCTGTTATAGAGTTAGTAAATATATCACAGTCAAATTCTTCGGAAAAAGCATCTATATGCCTTATAATTGCGTCATAGACCGCTGCATAGTGTTCAGACTTACGTCTGCTTCTCTTTTCAAGCACTTCCCGGGCAAATGAAGTGAAATATACACCTTCTATCGGTTTAGCCTGTCGGAAGTGATTAATGTAGTCTTTTCTTGGCTTAGCCTCAAGGACCGGATAAGAAACTGTTAATGCTGCTTTGGCTATTCATTTTTAAAGTTAAAATTTAATTTTATAAAAACACATCATTTACACTCAGAGGTTGGTAAGTATGCCTGTCATACATACGTGCTTTCAACAAATCGCATAGCATGTAGACAAAGGATCCTGCATCCGGATTATTCATTTTAAGAAATATTGCTGTCAGCTTATCAGTCTTGGCAGCTGTCTCTATCAGGTCACATGGTTTTCCGTAATACGTCCAGTAATAATGTACTTGCGCCAACGAACTATCCTCAATCTGTATAACAAGCTCTCTCGGTTCACGGTATATCATGTTTCCTCCTTTCCTTTAAAATAGGGCTTTACCTCACCATCCGGTAGCCATTCCACGGTAACAATCCCTTTCAACTTACCTGTTCCACCACATTGAGGACAAGGTTTCTTCACTCTTTCGGTTATAATTTCCGGATCAAGGACATACCCATTTCCATTACAACATGTACAGTCATAACCGGTAAAACAACCGACCGTCTCTTTTCCTACCCCGAAGAGAGGTGCTGTAATCAGCACCCCGTTCATTTTCTCGCTCATACGCTATTCGATATAATAGGTTTGCACTAACATCTGATTCCGGTAGATGTGCAGCACTGTCCGCCCTTCATCCGTCCGTATCTCCGTTTTCACCATGTCCGCACGAATATTGCCGCGCGAATATTGCGCCTCTATTTCCGCATCGACAAACAGCTTCAGGTTCACGAAATCCCGCTCGCTGCCCTGCAAGACCATGTTTCCCGTGGCTAAAGCTACCGACTGTTGCACATGCAGCAACCACCGGGGCTTGTCATTTGGAATGATTGAAGTATACTTTATATGTGCCATAGCTTTACATCGCAGAAAGTGAAAGTGGAAGAGTCATGGCACTTCCACTTTCATCTTTTATTTCCACCTGGATAAATTGACAGGTGGGAACAGGACGGTAAGCCGCCTTGATAATATTTATGCCTTCAATAAAGCGGATATCCTGAGTCTTTACTGCAAGACGTTCCAGTTCCAACACTTTATTGGCTTTCAGCGCACCTTTTCGATCCTTGGCAAGCAGACTCATGACAGTTTCCACAAGATTGGCGGAGTTGTCGTCCTTGGCCAAGGTTCCCAGATATTCCTTCACTATTTCAATACCTGCTTCTACGGTATCATCCCAACCTTCGTTAACGCGATTGCCCAATGTAATACGCATCACGCCGTCAGAAGTGGTAAAGGTGTCGCTTTGACGGTCTCCTTTCACTTTAAACAACTCGTTCTTCATGTTGATGACTGCGGCAAATTCATTAAAAACCTCCTGTTTGTTGCGCATCATCTCGGACGAGAGTTTCTGGAGTTTTGTCACGCATGCCTTTACCGTAACATCCACCAGCTGTTTATATGCCTCACGTTCCTGTTCGATACGATTACGCTCTGCCTTTTCTTCGGCATCCAGTTGTGCCTTCAGGGCGGCACGTTCTTCTGATGATAATTTTGATAAATCCATATTTTTTATTTTTATTGGGTTAATAATTTTTTCTTTAAACAACGGCAACTTTTCTTTTTATATCCCTTAACTTTTACTTGTTCTGTGGACTGTTCTGTCACCTTCCCGACTTCATCACGCCTCACTCTATTCTGATATAGTTCAACCCGGTATTCAGCCAGCATTCTTTCATATTCAGAAATTGTTTGGGGAAGGCTAAGACGTTCTTCAAGATCATTTAAACGCTTATCACTTTCTTTGAGCCATTCTTTAAGATTGGCGCGGTGCTCGGCATTCGCAGAGCGTATTTGCTTACCTGTTTTATCCATCAATCGCCTCCTTTCCTCTTGATCCCTGTGATGATATCACGCATCTGTATCTTCACAGCGTACAACTCATCTACTGTCATTCGTGAAATGGGTTTACGGCATTTGGCGTACTTCCGAGTCCATGCACTAATTTTTGCCTTATTCATTTCTATATCTTCCGGACTATCCAATTCTGAATAGTCCTTATTCAGAAAAGGTATTTTAAAGGACAAGGCATAAATTTCATGAACAAGATTACGGGCTTCAACCTGTAGCAAAGCCACCTCCGGCCTTCTACTTGCATACAAACCTGCAAGTAGACTTTTCGCTTCATCAAGAGTCAATTCCTTGGTACTTTCCACATTACGGTTTATCTGACTGTTGATATATTCTATGCGATCATTTCTGTCTGTAATGCCAATCTTACGAAAAGCAGCATGTAAAGCGGCAATCTGTTTATTACTGATTCCCCGGGTAATCGTTGTCTTCATACGCATTGTCTTTTAAAAGTTCCAAATTCATTTTCTGATATCCTTCTTCCCATATGATGTAATACCCCTTGGGACCTCCCTTGCCACGTCCCATATAGGTTGCCTTAAATTTGTCTATGTAAATCCGTTTAAAGGAGTCACGTTTTACGTCATAGGCTACCCGGCCGTCAACCTCCCTACCATCCACATGAGAGATGAATATAAATATCTTACTCCTGTACTTTTTACGAAGAGCTATCACATCCTCGGCACGTACACCACATTGGGCGGCAAAATACTGTATTGAATCGATAAAGATGACATCAGGACTGCGCTGACGACTCAGGTATTCATCCAGATCCTTAATACCGTCACAGCTATCGCTAAGAATTATCTTGCTGATCCCACTTCGGATTCCTGCCTCCCATATTTCCTCCTTAAAGTCTTTGCTGTATCCCATTTCCAACGGAATGAACATCGTCCGGAATCCCATTCTGTCAAACTCCCGGGCCATAAGCAACGCAAAATGGGTCTTTCCTTGCCCCGATTTTCCATAGATTATCCAAATGCCGGACCTTTCCGGTCTTCCGAAGGCCTGATACCATTCACCTTCGAAAGGAATAGGATCATGTTTCATATCTTCGACGTTCTTCAAACTTAGCACTTTCATACAATCTCCCCATTTTGAAGCTGTTGATGTATCAGTTCATTTTCAATCATTACGGCAATCTCACGTAAGTCGTCACAGAAATACACTTGCCTACTCTTATCTTCTGAAGGCTGTTTCAACTGCTTATCCAGTTTCCCCCAGATATAAGCCTGAAGTGCTTTATCTGTGATTCCATTGGCTTCACACATGGCACAGGTATCTTTTTTGGTCGCCCCCAACAAAGAGATGTAATTACGGCCAAAACGGCTGTCAACTTCATCATATCCCTCAATTCTTCCTACATAGCGTTTGATATTGCGTTCCAAGGTCTCGGTTCCGGCAACCAAAACGCCCAGACGGTGTAAAGTGTCATCATACAAAGGAATAAAGGTACAGATTGCAGAATGGGACAATTTCCCGGCATCATCCAGTATCAAAACCGGATTCTTGTCCGCCATGCGGTTAAAATGAGAGACAACCAATTCCAATAGGTCATCATTATCCATGTAGCGGGTAACTGATTCTCCCAGGCATATAGCAAGCTTGGTAAGGAACTTGCGGGCTGTCCATTTACGACACTTAAGATAGATGACGGAGTTGTCCATGCTGAGATTATACAAGTCCACCAGAGACTGTGTCTTTCCACTTCCTGAACGAGAGGAAATACATATCCATTTCCGATTACGCTTTGCCACATTGAAAGCTGTACGTATCTGGCGGTAACTTGTAACACTGTCTACGATCTTCCATGTATTCTCATAAAAATTCAATGCGGAAGCTATTTTCTCGGCAAGAGCATTCTCTTTAGCACCGTACTTGCCACTTCTGAACTGGGACATTGCAGCATCAGAAACACCGCATTTACGCGCAATCTCCGCTGCCGAAGCTCCACGCTTGATAAGATTCTCGATATACTGTTTTAATCCTTGGTTATCCATTTTTAAACTGATTTTAAAAGTTATTTTAATTATCTTGAAAACTGCATGTCAGCTTGATCGAACTCGTAATCATCGTCATCATAAACGGTTGCCGGCTGCATGTCCCGGGATGTGAGCTCTTCAAATTCCGCCTCGTCAGCCTCTTTTCTCATCCTTTCACGCTCATCCTTATGCTGGCCTCTGCTGTTTGTTATCAGGTAACGGTCAAGGAGAGTGTTGTTTATTAACTCGGGAATACGTTGATGAATACATTTGATGCGTTCGTCAACGCGTTCCTCCTTATCCGCAATATGCTTTTTCAGCTTATCATTGAAGTCTTTCACCTTATTACGATATTCAAAATGTTCCGGTTTTTGGTCGGTCAGAGCCATCGGAACTTTCATACACCGCTGCATTATATAGCGAAGATTCCCAATTTCTTTACCCGCATCTTTCAGTCCCTTACGTACCGCATTGCTGATAAGTACCCGACTCATATCTTCGGGATCATAACGGACTATCCAGTCTTCGTTATAATGTTCTCGCAGGGAAATGTCGAAGGTATCGTAATTAATGCGCTCGCCCTGAATTTCCAAGCGAAGGCCGTCACCATTTACATGGTTGGTCCGCCCGCTGGTTTCTCCCATCAACAACAGGTATTCCTCATCGCTGAAAGGCAATTTGGAAGAATCCCCGGTTCTTTCCCAAGCTGCCATAAACTCTTCCAGATGTTTTGCCCGTTCCGCCTCAATCATGGCTTCTATCTGCCCGATGCAAGTCGCTTCGTCCGGAACCATCTTGCGATGCTCGTTCAACATCTCCAGGTTGGGCTGGTTCTCTTTTCGGGATGTGATTCCATAGCCGGACCAGTTAGCCTGCTTTTGGCAATACTCCACATTCAGATAGTGGAAATATGGCTCTATGATTTTCGCTTTTGCGTTAAACTTTGCTGCCGGCACATAGATATGGGACATAGCCTGATAAAAAGGCGTTATGCTTCCATTACCATAATTATCACTCTGCAAATTCAGAGGCTTGTAACGCTTCCCGAACAGTTGTTTTGTATGCCGGATGGCGTTGCGAAGCGCTTCACGGATCAGGTGGGAAGACTCATTGTCTCCAATAGCATATCCGACAGGGTACTTACAACTGGCATCCAGCACAATAACCGCGGTCTTACGATGGGTGTAATTGGTAACTTTGTATCTTTTTTCGTTTCCATTCTCATTCTTTGACCTGATGTCCTGTTTCTGGTACAACAGCTCAACCTTCCATCCGTCCAGCGTCCAATAAGTAAGGGCTTGCGTCGGAGCTGTACGATGTATCTGCATCATCCGGGTGTTGGCGACAACCTTCTTGCCACGACGTCCGGACATCGTGGTGAGCTCCATCTTCTTTTTATACCCATCCACAGTGACCGGGCTGCTGATAACCTTCAAACCCATAACTTCAGCCACCTTATTATACTCATCCATAATCTGTTTACTGTTAAGATTATTATGTAAAGAGATTAACTTGTGAAGTATTGCTTCTCCATCTTCATCCTGTACGATAGCGGCAGACTTATTCCCATAATTCTTATGAATAAGAGACCGATAGCCTTCTTCCTTGCTTATTCTCCGGGCAGCTTCATACTGGCAACATTTACGTCTGAGAGATGCGGCGTTCTTCGGCAATGTATGTGGGAAAAGAGGCTTTCCAAGAGGGTCCCGTAATGTAAGCAGGTCATTGCTGAGATTACAGAGACGTTCCCACACAGGTATCCGCTCCTTGCTGCCTACAGCCTGAGCACGATGACCTTCTTTCTCAGAAAGAATCGCTTCAATTACGCGAACATTCATGGTGTATTCATCAATCTTGGCAGGCGGAAGTTTCTTATCCTCATCGTAACGATAAGTATTTGTATAATACTCAAACGCCTCGGTGCTATAAACAATGGAATCCTCCAATACATTTCTGCACAATTGAGCTGCAAGCTGAGCACGAGGATCACCACTTTTAACTACATATTGTTTTTTTATATCATCTCTCATTGTATCGTAATCTATAATTGCGGATTTGCCAGGGGCGCTACGTTGTAAGACATAAAGCTGACCACGTTTAACCATTGATTGATATGTACCTTCTGACAAGAAACCATTTTTTCCTCCTCTATTTCTTTTAGGATTATAAATGATTAGCTCGTTGGCTAATACGCCAATTCTACCGTTATAAATTATCGCCATGTTAACTCCTCTATTTTAAGATTTTTACGAAAAGACTGTTTCTATCCTCACGAACCGAAACAGGTTCCTGCATTAAGCAGTTATTAACCAAAAATCGAGCAAAATATATCTGTATTATCCATTCGACTTGCCAGATTTCTCTGGAATAAACATGGATAGCATTATCACAAGAGACAAGGATACAATTACGAATGCAGCAGTTGCATCGTTATCTGTTGCATTTACATTGATACCAAGCCACAGGCCATAGATTATACCTATAGTAAAGGCTATTTTCTGAATTTTCCTAAAGGTTCTCATATTAAGTATATTAATCAATTAATTCATCGATTGCTTTTAAAGCCAGATGTTTACGTTCTATAAGAATATTCTCATCTTCTGAGGTAAGAGTCCATGATGGATGATATGCTTTCAATCGTTCATCATTTGTTGTATGAGATGTACTATATGCTAACACAAAACTATAAGCTACAGCATTCGATCCGTCACTTAGAGGTTCGTCAAAAGTGACTCCCCAATAAGAGTTTCTTCCACTTTTCATGCCTATAGCTTTAACAATAGTACGAATGGCAAACAATGGAATTCCACGGTCGTCATAACTATCGACAACTACTATTTCAGCATGATATTTCGTCAATTGTTGACATTCCTTTTTATAATAGACCATACTATTGCTTTTTGTTTTTTATTTCATCCAATGAATTTCCAATCCACCATAAAAGGATACATATTACAATCATCATTATAGTTCCATTTTTGTTTGATTTCACTATATTTGTAGCTGATAATAAACCTTTAAATTATATAACCATGAATGATACTTATCAAGTAACTATTCTCTGTAAAGCTAAAAGTAAGGTCACCGTAAAGAAAGTATTAAAAATATTAGCTCAATATGGTGAAGCCTGGAAGCCAAACCTACTTTTCTATGATATTACCATTCCTGATAAGAATTCCTCCTCTAAATTCAAATTAGGAGAAATCGCTTTCTTGCTAAAAAAGAACAGCCATCTGGTACATACCTTCGTATTAGCTCTTGAACTTGTCCGGGAGAACTTACAATCATCTACCACGAACTGTGTTCTTGATCTTTACGAAATGGGGAATCTCGGAGAATAACGGTTCATTAGCCGGGGTTGTACCTATTACTGGAGTAATTGTGCGAACAATATTTACTATCTCAGAGGAATAGCCATAAATATCGTTTGGGGAGCCTTCTGTAGAGGCTACCTTATAAAGTTCTTGTGCTAATTTCTCAATCTTTTTAGCAACCCCGGCTACTTCTTTGTACTGAATGTCAAATTTCATAATTCCAGTTTTCATAATTTTGTATTTTTATGGTTATTATTCTATGATTATAAACGTGATACAGTCTCTTCAATGCATTTTACTACATTGCCTTTTGAATCAAGAATCTTTATAGATTTTACTTTTTCCTTATCTTCCACTAACTGTTTTCCACCGAGTTCACTAATAGCTACATAACGCATCTTTGCTGCCGTTAAGCTGTTGCGTTTAAAACTCATAGCAAGACTTACAGTACACTTGCTGGTATTGAACATTTTCATGAGTTGTTTATACGCCTCATTTTTCTTTTTAGGATCGCTCCATTCAATTTTCTTCATAAACTTACATTTAATAATACGCAATTTGTTAATTTGAAAATGCAGTTCCACTGTTAGTTGTATAATATAACCGAAAGAATGCCTAATATATGTTTTAAAACCTTCTTTCATATATTTGATTCTTAGGTTTAATTCGTAACTTTGGACGCTGAAAACCATTTTTTGAGTGCAAATATAAACATAATGAGAATTAAACGCAAACAAAATGAGAATTATTTCTCTATTTGTTTATAATGATATTATAGATATGGATAAAAAAATAATGTTAGAACAGCTAATAGATTATTTCAATAACGGAAATAAGTCTCAGTTTGCCAAGAGATTAGGCATAACACCTCAAGGGCTTAGCACATGGATGACTCGTTCTACTTTTGATAATGAATTGGTTTTCTCAAAATGCGAAGGTGTAAGTGCTGAATGGTTATTAACAGGTAAAGGTCCTATGATAAATAATCAAGATTTAGTAAATAGCAGTACAGAAAATCAATTTATGATAAAAGACCAGGATGATTTAAGTGATAGTGATAAATACGAAAAAGACATAAAACTAAGTAATAAGACACTGGAAAAAATGATAGAAAGACTTCTGAAATTATTAGATGAATCAGAGAATGAAATAAACAATTTAAAAGAGCAATTAGCCAACTATACAAAGACCAATGAAGATACAGGGCATAAAAATAATAATTCTTGCGATAATTCTTACAATATTCACAATATTGCGTAAACAAATTAATGCGAAAAAGTGTTTGATAATAACTATGCGGTAGGAAAAATCTGTATTAGCAAAAAGTCTGTTATTATTTACCTTTTAATCCTTTTAATTTATGAAAATCAATTTCTATGAGCGAGTTCTTCTTCAGTTGGAAAGAAAGATTAGGAAATTAGAGAAAGAAAAACAGCTCATTATCGACCAATGCCCTCATTGTAATTCTTGCCTAATGTTCGAGTGTCCCATTGCACAAGCAAGGAGTAAATTCTTCGAAAAAATTTCATCTTAATTTATTAATTAACATAAACCCTCCCTTTCCCATAGGAGGGTTTATACTTATTAGCCATTTGAAAATAGCACTTAACGCTATTACAAGTTATCATTCCTTCATTATGTTCTAATTTCAGCTTATCGAGCCTTAAAAAAACAACAAAGCACGGTTTATTATATTTAAAAGGCTAATAATCAACATATTACCATTTTAAAAACTATTTTTACATGTATTATAGGGTATAACTCAACCTTAAAAACAATCACTTACTCCGTATTTTATGTATTATAGGGGCAAACTCAACACTACATAAACACATATTTTGAATGCGTGTTGAATGCGTGTTGTGACACATTTTGTTTTTTTTAATCATGCGTGTTGAATGCGTGTTTGTATGCCCATTGCGTATTTTAACTATAAATTAACAATTAAAATCTGTTTTTGTTGGAATCCAATAATTACTGAATATTTCATATTTAAATTATGAGTTTTATCTATATTTTCTCATCTAAAAACTTCCATATTATTATTATTTAGAATATCTTTGCAATAAAAACACCCATATTATGGAATCAAACAAGGTAATTCATGTACATTTGATTTTTGAAAAGAAAGATTTCTATTTTGGCAGCATCAGTGCCATTTTTGAGGCTTTAGACGCGAATATAATTGGAATGACAAAGAATACCCTATTGCATGCAGGTCTTGCAGAAGGAAGTCCTGTATGTACTCGTAGAGCACTTATAAAGCAGTCTCATATTATTCGTAGCAAGTCAAAAGGCAGGAAATAATTTTTTGAAATGGAAAGAAATGGCTATATTTATAAATCATGTTATATTTAAAACATGTTTTGATGGACATTTGCTTTGATCGCGTTAGATAAATGTTCTATCATGTTACATTTTGTTTTGAATTTATAGTTTATACCCTAATAGCCTTCAATCGCCTTATTCATCGGGCTTTCAGCTATATTTTATATCCCTGTTCATAATGTACAAATCGTATTGAGCCCCATATCTGGACGCTATCCCGGATATGTTGACTGTTTTTGATTATAATCTGGATTATATA